ATCTCTACACCGTCTTTGGTGATGATTTCTGCTTGGCGTACTTGAATAGTGCCGTCTTGTAGCACTTCTGTTTTGTCAATTACTGTTGTGGATGCTAGTGTCATGTTAGTTCCTTAGAATGATGCTTTATAAACGCCTGTAACTGATATTTCAGAATTACTTAATGCTACGTTTGTTGCTTGAACCCCAACTGTTGTATAACAACTTAAATTAACTGAATTTGAGGGTATATACCAAGTAAAAGTACCTTTGCTTGAATATGCTTGTATCCCACCACCGGGCGCAGGGTTTCCTGTTCCAGTAGAAGCTGCCCTAAAAGGCAAAGATATAGAAATGTTTGCTGTATTTGCCGTTGTAGGAAAATTTATATCAAAAGCAAAATAAACTAAATTTCCTATTTTTGTATATTGTGCAGTTGTATTTGTGAACGACAACCCAGCACCAGAATTGTCTGTAATTGTAAACGTGCCTGTTTCATAATCACTAAGCGTACTATTGGTAGTCGCAGAGGAATTACTAAATACTATGCCACCACCATTTTGTAGCATTTGCAAGTTGTTACCAGTAGTAAACCCAGCTACGTTATTTGTACCGTTGTTTACTATGACACTACTTGCACCACTTCCTGTGATGGTGTCTACGTTAAGGTTTCCGTATGCCATTTGTTATGCTCCTACTTTTGCTTTTAGGGCTGTTACTTCTGTTTGTAATGCTGTTACTTGTGCAGATAATTCTTGTAACGCTTTTAACAACATAAAAGGCAAAACACTTTGCTTAATGTTTTTTACAGTACCAACACCTTCAAATTCATGTTCTTGAATTAATTTAGGAAATACCTGTTCAACTTCTTGGGCAATTAAACCAAGTTCAACTTGTTGACAATTTGGGTCATCCCCTTTCCATTGGTATTTAACAACCCTAAGTTTATTTAAATCAGCTAAATAACCATCTCTAGTTGTTTGAATATTCTTTTTAAGACTTTGGTCTGATGAATAAGATGTTGTCCCATTACCATACAAATACCAATTATTTACACCCGCAGTATTTCCTTGAAAATGATATGTACTTGTGTTATTCCCACCACTAGCAATGGTTGCTCTTATTGCGCTATAGCCACTTCCAGATGAATTTTGTATAAAAGCAGCATAAGTTTGTGAACTTGCTGATGTTACATTTAAAAATTCACCGTATGAATTTGTTGTTGTTCCAATTAATAATCTACCACTACTATCAATTCTTGCTACTTCAGTTCCGTTTATTTGGGTAACCAAAGGCGCAGTTGACGCAGCACTATTTAATGTTGTGGATTGTGCTGTGCTTAAAGTTATGCCAGTAGTAGGTGTACTCCCTGACTGAAGCTGAAGTATTCCAGAAGTGTCAGAAGATAACGCTGCGCCACTTGTGGCTGTTCCTGCTGCTAAAGTTGTACTCATAAAACCACCCACCTTTGTCCATTAGAAACTGTAACTGTGTAGCCTGACGCAATAGTTATTGGGCCGACAGAAAAGCCGTTTTGCCCAGTCGCTATTGTATAACTAGCCGTTATAGAATTGTTATTTATTTGAATAGCGCCACCAGCTTGTGCGCCACCTAAACCGCCCCACCCAGAGCCGTTATAGCCCTCAAATGTCGCAGTTGTCGTGTTAAACCCGTAAAGTCCCGTCACCGGAGTGGGTCTGGTCGATGTTGTCCAACTATTTACCACAGGCGCGGTAAAAGTCTTGTTACTTAGCGTTTGGGTTGTAGCCAAGCCAACAAAAGTATCTGTGGCAGCGGGTAAAGTCCAAGTATAAGTAGCGGAAGTGTTAGTTCCGACTACGTTAATTACGCCCCCGCTAGTCTGTTGAAAAACTAAAAGTCCCATATATTTCCTTTAAAGAACTACCCATTTACTGCCAGAAGGTACGGTTACAGTAACGCCATTGCTCAGGGTTACTGGCCCAACCGAACTCGCAGCGTATCCAGATGGGATTGAATAACTTGCGCCAACTGTCTTGTTATTAATAAAAATACCGTTGCTTGCACTAACTTCCGCGCCTGTCAATACGTTAGGCGTTGTCACATTCCCTGCTGTACTGATTGTCAAAGCGTCAGATGACCCTGTGTTGACAATAAAGTGTATGGCATTAGACCCATAAGTACCAATCGCAAGGTCTGTGCTTGCAGATGCAAGATAAGTCCACCCTGCCGTACTAAAACCAGATCCTACAAATCCGCTTGAATTAATGCCAAACTCACCAAAGTTTGTTGTGCTTGTTGCGCTATTGTTAGATACATTTAAATTAGCAGAAGCAGTTGCTCCATTATTTGTATTTTGAATAATTAACTGGTTGTAAGTATTTACGCTAGATGCAAAAGACCCAAGAATATTTACATCTGAATAACCAAGTGTTCCGTAAGCAAAAGCGCCTTGGCTAAGTGCTCCTGTAATCGTTTGGTTAGCAATATATTGACCAGTTGTAACGCTTGTTGGCAAACTTAAAGTTACTGCACCAGTTGAAGCAGATGCCGTAATTTGATTAGTTGTGCCAGTAATTGACGTTACGCCACCAGTAGAAGCTGCCCAAGTCGGTACGCCACCAGCTAGAGTTAAAACATATCCGTTTGTCCCTGCTGCCAAGAATGTTGTCGTGCCCGATGCGGTTTGGTAAGGTACAGACCCGTTAGCGCCCCCTGCCAAGTTGGTCGCAGTCGTAGCAGATGTCGCAGTCGCTGCGTTTCCACCGATTGATAAACTTGATGCCGTGCCAGTCAACCCTGTTCCAGCTCCGCTAAACGATGTTGCGCTTAAAACCCCTGTATTTGGCACAAACGATAGCTTAGAACTGGATGTACCCAAAGCGTAGTTTGTAGATGCTGCCGTTCCGGGTGACATTGTTGGATAGAACGTACTGCTTGATGTTGTACTGTCTGTAACCTGAACGTTTAAAGCACCTGTTGCAGTTGTCGCAGTTGTTGCCGATGTAGCATTTCCTGATAAAGCACCTACAAAAGTTGTAGAAGTTACGCTAGTTAATCCTGCTAAATTCGTTGATGACGCACCTAAAGCAATTGCGGTTGTTCCAACAGTTATGCTTGAGTTAACCAAAGCACCATTCGGAATACTGGTTAAACTTGCACCTGACCCGCTAAACCCTGTTGAAGTGAGCACCCCCGTACTTGGGTTGTACTGTAATTTAGTGGAACTTGTGTATTCTGTGGCTAAGTTTCCGCTGGTCTGATTAGCAAATAACGGGTAGCGTGTGGCGTTTGTGGTTGTGTCATCCGTGACCGATGCGTAACTAACTGGGGTTGCCCATGTTGGGGCGCTTGAACCGTTAGACTGTAAAAACTGGCCACTTGTGCCGTTTGCCAAAAATGCCGTTGTGCCTGATGCGCTTTGGTAAACAATATTACTTGCTGCGCCCCCCGCCAAGTTTGTGGCCGTTCCAACGCTTAAACTAGACTGTGCTGTGTACTGTGGCGCACTAGCACCGGCCGTTAATACATAGCCTGAAGTACCCAGCGCAAGAAATGTGGTTGCCCCTGAACCCGTTTGGTAGGGAACGGAACCGGCAGCGCCCCCGGCTATGTTTGTAGCTGAACCCGTTGTTAAACTAGAAGTTGCCACCCAAATAGGCGCAGAAACCGCGCCCAAGGTCATTAGTAACGAACCAGAAGTGCCGGGCGATAAAAACGATGTTGTGGCCGAACCAGACTGGTAAGGAACGGAATACTGCGTAGTTCCAGATAAATTAGTAGCCGTGGTGGCCGTAGCAGCGTTACCGCCAATACTTAAGCCTGACGCCGTACCCGTGATGTTGGTGCCTACAAGCGTGCTAGGCGTGCCTAAATTGGGCGTAACAAGCGTTGGGCTTGTGGCCAATACTACGTTACCAGAACCCGTTGTTGAAGCGCTAGAAGCCGCTGTGGCTTGCCCTTGAGCGTTAAATGTAACGCTTGCTAATGTGTAAGAAGCTGCTGTAACTGCCGTGTTGGCCAAAGCAATGGTAACCGCGCTAGAACCGTTGTAACTAGACCCTGAAAGGCCTGTGCCAATGGTTAAAGCATTTGGGTTTACCGCTGTTATGGTGGCCGAACCACCTAAAGAAATAGCGCTACCGTTTACCGTTATGCTTGAATTGGTAAGCCCTGAATTCGGTATGGTTGCGTTAATTTGGCTAGGCGCAATACTGATGGATGTATTGGTTACAGATGTCACTTGACCAGAAGCATTTGTAACAAATACCGGCACTTGGGATGCAGAACCGTAAGTTCCCGCAGTTCCAACGGGCGTAATACTAAAAGTGTATGAAGATAAGGTTAACCCAGTACCCGCAAAGTAAGATGCTGCGCTTGCAAGCTGCGACCATGTAACCGGCGTAGTTCCAAGCGTTCCACCCGTAGAAATGGTGCAAACCCACCCTGAATTAGCCTGTGTGCTGCCGTTTTGTATGAATGTAAACGCTGAAATTAGGCTATTCCATGTGTTTGCATCGCTACTGCGTGCCCAAGCGCCTGAAGCGGCCACATAAATACCGTTTTGGGCTTGCGTTGTTTGGTTTTTTACCAAAACACGGTCACCAACAAGGGTTGTATAGCCGTCTATGGTTTGTAAACCGCTAAGTGTTAGGTTGCCGGTTGATGCAACTTGGCATTCGGCCTTAATTGCGTACCCCTGAACAAACATATCCACATAATTCTTGTTAACCAAGTCTGTGGGGTTGGCCGGGGTGGTGGAAATAGTGCCTGTGGTTGTACTAATATTGGTAAAAACCCCGCTAGATGGGGTTACAAGGCCAATAGTTGTACTGTTTATTGTGCTGTTGGTTATGTTTAACCCAGATTGCGCCGGGTTAAGCGTTGCATAAAATGGTTGCCCCTGACCTATAAACGTTTGGAAGTTTCCATTGACGTCAAAATACGCCTGAACTGGCAGTAAGTTTTGGTCGGTTGTTAGGTTAGGGGCACTCATTAATAGGGAATACAAGTCATAACTATCACATCACCAGCAGACATATTGGCCGCTAGTCCAGAAGTAATGCTAAAACCCGTCATAGTTACTGACGTTGTAGTGCTTGCGGTTTGCTGTAAGAACAAACCAGAACCATTAGTAACGTCATTAGCTAAACACATCCAACCGTTTGGGGCGGCCGGTAGTGTAATGGTGCCATTTGCTGCGCCACCTGTTCCAACCGTTACCGCAAAGCAGTTTGGCGTAACCCCCTTAATTGTGGGGCTAGTACCGAAACCACTTGCAATAACTGGCTGTGCAGAAAACGTACTTAAAAATACGGTGTTTGGCGTGTTTGTGTTTGCAACTTGGTTGGTCATGATTGATCTGCCACCGGTGTTACATAAATGGTATTGGCCGTACCAACCACGCTTAAGTTAAACCCGTTGGCGGGAACACTTATAACTGTGGGCTGGGACATATTAACACCAAGCACAAAAGAAGCAGATGAATTACCCGCAGTAGGCAGTACCGCAGCAGTTGCGGACACGCTACTAGGGTTAAGCGGCGCTATGGATATAGCAACCGGTGTACTTCCAGTATTCAAGAACGCACAAAAGTTCGTTTGGTCATTACCGGCGGGGGTAATGGTTAGCGAACTACTGGCCGTTGTTGTTACCGCTACCGCGTAGGTAGGCCCAATTGGGCGGTAAACGCTTGTATTGGCCATGATTAAGCTGCGTTAGTAGCTACTGGCAAACCTTCAACACGATGGACTTTAAAGTCGTAAACGCCTGAAGCCGGTGTAATTGCTGTTGCTGCGCCTGAAGTGTTTTGGAACTGTACAGTTAAAACCCCAGCAGTTGCTACGTCACAATTTGTGATTGCAATGTTAGACGTTTGGTTACCTTGATATTGTAAAAAAGTAACAATGTCAGATGCTTGCAAACCCGCAATTGGGAAAGTTTGTAAAGACTGTGTGGAAGATGTGGTTAGTGCGGATGGTGTCAGGCTAGGCGCAATTACAAATTGCTCAAGAATGTTACCGCGTGAAATGGTGGTACTTGACATGATATTCCTTTAAAGAATGGGTAAATTGTATCGTTAAATAAAGAAAAAGCCACCCCTTTTGGGGGTAGCCCTTCCCTTAATTTAGGCTAGATTATGACTGTGTAAGGTCATAGCCGTAAACATATACGTCACCAGTTCCGGTTGCGCCAGAAGCAGTTGTTACGTCAACGTATAAAGTTTGGTTCTGAATAGACAAACTTGTTGATGATGAATCAACATAGGCTGTACCCAAAACGTTAGCACTTAGTGATGCCAATTGCGCAGTTGTCAACGCACCGAACAAAGCAGATGGGCTACCTGAATTTGTTTGTGTGATAGACAATGCTGTTGCTGTTGACAAAGATACTGTTGAACCAGCGTTATTCACGTTGGTAACAATCATTTCCTTTGGCAAGTAGGTTGTTGTGTTGTTAACGGGAACGGGCGTAAAACCTGTTGCGTTAAGGTTAACACCCTTGGCTACACCGATTAAACGCAACGCTTGGTTCGTTGCTAGATTACTTGGGTGTGCCGTTACTGTGGTTGCTGGTCCGGGATTACTCATTTTGTATTTTCCTTTATGTTAATTAGGCTGCAATACGGCAAGCAAGTTCAGGGTACAACGGTGCCCAACCATACAACACATCTAAACGTGTTGGAATACTATCGTTGTTAATGGTGTATTGGCGGACAACCCTCATGGACAAACCAATTTCCTTATCGCTTGCACGACCAGCAAAATGGACACCCTCTGGCAGCTCGAGATCAGCTACGGCAAGCGTAAACGCATTTCTGTGGAACATTAAGTTCTGTGGTGATGTAACGCCTGTGTTGTTGAATGGTGTTACTACTGCTGAAGCATTTGTAGCGTTAACAACAACGTTTTGGAACTGTCCACCGGTAATGATAGCTGGGCTAACAGTTACTGATGCTGAACTACCTGAACCAATGCTAACTGTGCTTGTAACAACGAAGTTACGCGCCTTGTTAGAACCGTATGCTTGGCGGTTTTGTGGGTTGGCTGCAAGGATGTTAGCAAACTGGATAACGTCACCTTGGTTCAATGTAGCAGCAGCACTTGTTGCGCTGATGGTAATTGTTGAAGTTGAAGCCCAACCGCTAGAAATACCAAAAGATGCAGAAGTTGTATCTGTTGATAGTGTTGCAGAAGCGTAAGAACCAAATGTTTGGCTGACAATATTTTGGTCTAATTTCCAATTCACCCCAGCGCTGTCGCGGCCCATAAGGCCTTTGCGGTATTGCTCACCAATGGCTTCTTGTGGAACAAACAAACCTTTTAGTGAATCAACAATAGTTGCTGATGTAAAAGGTTCTACAACGCAAGCACGGCGGCCGTCTCTTGGTGTGCCTTCAGCATCCATGTAAGCACCGGCTGTTAGGTAAGTAATTAAACCTGTGGGTGGTGTACCAGCTACGCCAACAATGTTTGCTGTGCTGTTCTTAGCCATTACTAAACCATCACGGTCAATCTTGTTTGCAATAGCAGCTACTGCGGGTTTTAATACGCGGTCGCTAAACATATCAAGTGATAATGCAAGGTCTTGAGTCGTAAATTGAGTATCCACATGGAACTGCGTCGACAATGTTACTGGCACGCTCGTCTCGTTGAAGTCCTCAACATTAAGCGCTGGTCCCGTTGTACCAATGAACCTTCCGGGGCGTCTTACGTTGACTGTGTTTCCAATTTTCCCGCCCACTACGGCGAACTGATCGTCATAGTTACGGTCGACTTCGGACGTAAATGTAAGTTCGTTCTCTAGCACCATAAGTGCTTCATTTGTGATCTTCGATATCGTCAATAAATTATTGGCCATGATTACACCTTATTAAAAGTTTTGATTTTTGCCGTTACCTAATTTTTCCTGCCTTACGCAACTCACGCCATTGTTTTGGCGAACCATTGAAATTCCCATTTGAATCAATGGCTGGTAGTTCAACACTACCTACGTTACGAAGCGGCGTTATAGGCGCGGGCGCGTTCGATTTGGAAACGGCTCTTACGGGTTCTTTAGCTTCAAACCTTGCTTCTAACTTACCAAGTTCGCGTAGCGCACTAGACTGTGATAAACCGTTTAGCCTTTCAGCTACTTCGGGGTTTTCGGCCAAATGATAAAGTATCTTCGGGCCAACATCACTTTCTAAAATTGCATCGCGTACCGCATCGCTAACAGCGATATCGGCACTACTAGCAATCATTTCTTCGTAATCAGGCAATTCGCTTTTAACCGCATCTAACTTTTTCTGCCACGAAGTCATAACTTTCGCGCGTTCTTCGTTAGCCCGGCGTTCGGCTTCTTGCTTGTCACGGTTCTCTAACGCTTTTTCGGTTGAATACTTGGCTAATGCCTTGGCGTATTCAAACGCATCGGTAAAGTCGCTTGGCTGCGGTTCTTTGTCCGTTGGTTCGGCTTTTGGCGTTACCTTCGTTTCTAGTTCCGCTAAACGCTTTTCTAAACTTTCCCTTGCTTCACGTTCACGCTGGGCTTCTTGCCTAGCTAGTTCGCGTTGTTTAGTTAGTTCAGAAAACCGCTTTTCCAATTTAGGATTAGGCTTCTTTTCCGTAACTTCCGTTTTGGCTTCTTCGCTGCCTTCTGACTCACTCCCACTAGGTTCTTCTACGGGCGCTTGCTCTACAACTTCCGTTGTAGCCGAAGGTTCCGCAACCGGGGCTAAATCTAACTTTTGGGCATAAAATTCCGCCGAATTTTCGCTCGTAAGAACATTACTTGCTTCTTTATCACTCATAGGTTTCCCTAAGTATTTGCCCCGTGTACCTCACGGGTAAGGTTTTAGTCAATATAACTGAAAAGGATTATATTGTCAATTATTGCTGTGGCGCAATACTTTGGTCTGCCGCCCTTATGGCTTCGTACTGTTCTTGGTTGCGCATATTGATTTCACGCTCAAGACGGTTCGTGTCCATGTGGTGCAACAGTAAGTCCATAATTGCATCAATTTCTGTCTTGTTTTGGCTAGTAATTGCTCTGGTGTTGACATCGTGTACCCTCGCTTCCAATGTGGTTTCAGTTGCGTGCGCTTTTGTGGTTTGGCGCATTAATTCACGTTTATTCTCATTGTCTTGCTTAACTTGCTCAATATCTTGNCGCTGCTTCATGGCCAACTGCAAGGCCTGTAACTGCTGGGTAAGCTGTTGAACCTGTGCCTGTGCGTTCTTAATGGCCATTTGCGCTTGCGGTGGTATGTCGCTGTGTTCGTCAATGTTGGCCAATGGGTTAAGGGTTGCCAAACGGTCTGCAATGACTTCAGCGCCGGGGAAGTCCATGTTCCTGAACACCAAGTCCGCAGCAGCGTTAAACAACTGTTCATTGCCACTTAACAACGGCATCATGGCTTCTACGGCTTCTTGGCGCTTGCTGTTGTAGCCCGGCCCAGTTTCCATTACCACGTCATATTTGCCAACGGTTACGTCATTCAATACGCGCCCCACGGCATCTTTTTCGTTAATGGTAAGTAAATCAGGCTTGCCATCATCCCCAATAATACGCATGGTGCGTTGGGTGTCGTATATCTTAGGC